TATCTTTTACACGTTTTCCATAATCATCAAAAATACCGTCTATTGTAATCATATGGTTCTGTATGCCGTTATACTGCTTAACATTGTCACTAACCAGTTGTACAAAATCAGTGTCACTGCTAACAATAACATGCTCATCATCTTTATGTTTGTGTATCCAACGTGCAATAATATCATCAGCTTCTGCAATATCACAGCGTAGTACACTGCAATTACTTTGCTCTTTAAGGAATGTAGTTAAGTCGTCATAGGTGTCCCAGAACAACTGATCTTCTTCCTGCTGTTGTTCCGTTAATGCTTCACGAGCAACTTTACGATTTGCCTTGTAGGGCTTGTAATAATCTTTACGCCAGCTACGCCCTTCCAGTGCAAAAACTACATGATCAGCACCAGCAATACGCCATGCTTTGTTTACAGCTGCCATTGTAACATGCATTGCAAAACCTAGCCGTGTCCATGAATCCATGCCACGATGTGCTACATGACGGGCTCTAAAAAACGTGTTAGCAGTGTCTACTAGTAGGTATGTTGTCACTTTATCCTCATGATTCCAGTATTAACAGTTGTGTCTATCTTATTCTTTGGCTTCCTAACACTGATTATACTAGTATCTGTGTTGTTAGTCAACCGTTTCAGAAGAACTTTGCTCCAAGCTATGTGTGCGTCTTGGCCATAATGATTACTTCCATAGTTAACATTTATAAAACCCTGGTTTGATGCCCAATCACTGTATGTCCAATCTTTGTTATACGGCTCAATGTAACAATCTTGCCAATCAACTTCGCCAGTCCATTCTTTATCAAAGGCATGCATACTATTAAAGAATAAATGTTTAATATTAGATTCTGTTAATTCTTTATGAAAATCGTAAATTTGTTTATGCCAGTACTCTTGTTTTTCACGTAATTTATCTTGTGTTTGCTCCATTACCCAAGACTGATATGTATCAAAAAGTTCATTAGGAACGCTGTCTGAACCACTTGCTGTAAGCTGGTAATATCTATCTTTATGCCATAGTTCTTCACGTTCCCAAGTAGACCAACCAATAATAATTGTTTTTGTGGTACTATATTTTTCTTCTAAAAATTGCTTTGTAGTTCGTAAAATACGGTAGTTGCTACTAGCACTTTCAGCATCAAGGAAGTACCCTGCATTAAGAGCGTGTGCTAAATGGCTACCAAATGTTTTTGGAATAGCTTCTGGATGTGGTGTTCTACCTAAATAAACATATCGTTGATCGTCATTTGCGAAACAATAATCTTTAATCAGTTCAGCACCTGCGCTGTGGCTATCGCCGTTTACGTAAATTATCATGGAAAATCTATGTCCTCCATTTTATGCCAAATAAAATCTAATCCTACTATCAAAATTAATATTGAGAGTGGAGTTATGACAAATCCAAAAGCTAACGGCAGTCCCATAAACAATAGCATCCATTTTGCCAGGAACTTAGTATAACTGTCAAGTTGACTTCTGGATACGGGTTTTAACATAGTGATGTTCCTTTTCCAACATTTCAGGTTTCCCTAGAGCTTGATCGTTTAAATCATTATAACAATTAACACACAATGGTCCCTCTATATCACTCCCCCCAAACTGTACTTTACCTCTTTTATTTTTAAAATATTTTACATAATGAGAAATTAATGTATTTGCATTGCAAATAGTACATTGTACCTTACTTGTACTCTGTTTTGCCATTGCCCAGATCGCTACGTGTTATCATAGCTTCATCTTTTTCGTATGTTTCTAACACAACATTTCTACAAACATCCTGGAACCAACGATCTACCATATCATTTTCATCTTCGTCTTTGTAACCAGATTTCCACAACTTTTTAATAAAGTGTTCGTTCCAATCTAACTCAAAGGCTCCGTTGCCTACATTCTCTGGATCTAGTTCTACGTCAATAACACTAACCCAAGGTTCGCCAGCTTCTGTAGCTAGTTCCTTTTCGCTTTTCTTTTTAGCCTTAGGCTTGGGAGAATCAACTTTAGTAGCTTCTCCCATGCCCATGGCTTTTTTAGCTGAGTCTAAAATACCCATTCTATTATTTCTCCTGTTAATACATCAAAGTTTTGCACATCTTCTGGTGCGTTAATGCCTATAACTACACTTGCGGCTCGGATTGTATTGTTATGGCATACAATTATATGCGGTAAGCCTGAGTCGTTACTTTCTAGTTCTTTTAGAAAGCCATAAACTCTGGCCGCACATTCTTTCATACTTTCACCATTCTCGGGTTTTGGCAACCATTTTTTCCACTCATCATTTGGCGGCTTTCCACTCCAGTCACCAAAGTCACGATCTCTAATAGCAGGGCTTACTTGTAGAGTTTCACTCCAATTTGCAGCATCTGTAATATAATTTGCTGTCTGGTGAGCTCGCCTAAGATCACTGGAATATATTCCTTCTATCTCTGGATATGTACGAAATAGTTGACTCCCTGCTTGTTGTGCTTCAAGAACACCTTGTTCAGTTAGATCAGGATCATGCCAGCCAGTATCTATGCCTTGTGCATTGTACTCACTTTGTCCGTGCCTGATCCAAACTGTTTTCATATACTAACCCTTTATCACTGTTCTTCTAAGTAATCATCTCTATCCGTTGATCTTCATTCACAATCCTACTTCCATCCAATCATAATGTTCCATACCAATATCTCGTTCAAGGTTTACTGCATGAGCTTTTACTTTACCAGCAAAGTTTAAATCGTTAATTAATACTCTACCTTCATCTGGACAACCCATAATCAGTTGGTCAAATGGAATGCCGTTATCTGTTAATATTGCTTCTGTACATTTTCGTAGGCTCTCCCTGCGACCAGTAATAAGAATAATTCTATGCCCAGCGGCTTCCCATCGATTAAACTTATGTAGTACCCCAGGTAATAGTTCTTGGTCTTCGTTTACAACCTGTGCTGAACCACGTGGAGGATACTTAAAGATTGTACCATCAATATCACATATTATAGTTTTCATAAACCTACTTTCCTAAGTTTGTCAGCTAAGTCTTCTTCTACTTTTGGTTCTGGAAAAAGATGGATACCACTGGTAGAATCTTTTTTATCTTTAAGTTCCCCAGGCGTTTCCAAAGACGTCAACGTGGAGTCGGGGGGAGTAACGATAGCCTTTTTCAAGTGCCAAGTCTGCAACACTTTTTCCATTTTTAAAGTAACTGTCTGTTGTACCGCCGACAGCCATGAGGTAAACCGGCGCTGTAATACCGACAGCTCTATAATCTGATACAGCTCTTGCAACCTCATCCACATCGTCATTAGTACAAACCACAAACTTGAAATACAAGTAGCTACCAGGAATATCACTGTAAGACCTAGCAATGTCAGGGAGTATAGCATCATCCCAATCATGTCCACTAACCGATAGCTTGGGGGAACATGACCATGTAACATGTAGTCGTTGTGTATTCTCAAGGTAAGTCTTGAAATCGTCTCGCAAAGTTTGTGTGGTATTCGTTTCAAATGTAACATTTTTTAAATCCTGCATCCGGGGGTGTTCAAATAGTTCAGTATACATGCGTTGCCATCCTAGCAACGGCTCTCCGCCAGTAATAACAAGATGGATATCTTGTCCATCTTCCTGCGTCCAGCACCCATTAGGTGTTAACACCAATAAATCATCTACTAATCTGTCTAAATCCACATTGTTTTGGAACTTTTTAAATGCAGGATGCCATGCTGCATAACTATCACAGCCTGTTGATGCTAGTGGCAAGTCATCTAATTTCTTATAAAGATGTGGATTTTCTTTAACTTGTGCTGCAATGTCATCTGGCTCAGTAGTTTTTTTACCATGTGGTAATCCAAATCCTGGACAAGTGAAATTGCAACCGAACATACGAAGGAAGACACTGGGAACACCAGTAAATCTTCCTTCGCCTTGTACACTATAAAATGCTTCTGTATATCTAATCTTCATGTAACCCTCTTAAAGTTTAGATTTAAGGTCAGCAATCATATTACTTTTTGTCATACGGCGATCTAGTTCAACACCCATTTCACGGCCATGAGCTTCAAGGTTTGCCTTGGTCATTGCCGCAAGTTCGCTATCATTGAGTTGCTTTACAGCCTCTTCAACTTTAGCAGGGGTAGAACTCTTCATTAAGCCTTTAAGCCAATTAAACATTGAATTCTCCATCTTCTCTGTGGCCAACACGCATTGCCATGTTGGCGTCTGTCTCTCTTACCTCTACTTTGGAACACCAAACACGAGTGCCTGGCTCATATGCTGGAAGAAAGATAGTATTAATATATTCATATAAGAAGTCAGATAAACCTTCGCAACCTGCTTTCTCAACTTCTGTAATCTTAGCAAGGCCCTTCTTGCCAAGTTCTAGTAGCGTTTCGCGCTCCGGATCATCTTGGGCTACCAGTAGCGTATGGTCAAACCAATCTTCAAGATTGTCTTTTAGTGGACGCAATCCACCAAAGTCAATAACCCAGTTTCGAGCATCTAAGTCATCTGTTTCAAATTCAAAATGGAAACTTAAAGCATATCCATGAATTAAGTTACAGTGGCTATCCGCAATCCACTGTCGATAACAGACTGGTCCTAGTTGTTTGTATGTTTTTGTGCTAATATATTTTGCCATCTCTTTACTCCTTGTAGTAGCAAATTTGATGACACGCAGAGTATTTTAAGAGGGTTGAGTGTCCTAGTCCTCATCATATGTAATATAATACTATACTTATTACTATTTTGCAATATCTTTTTTACCTAAACGCTCTTTTAATTCGTCTTTTTGCACTGCTTGAAAGGCCAAAATACTACGCATTTCTTTGCACCGACGTTGCGGTCCTTTACCAATATGTGGGATACTGCTATCAAATGTAACTAGTTTACATGGTTGATATTCACTAGCATATAACTTATCGCCATCAATATCTCTATGTACAAACATCGTTTCTCCGCCCCAGTTACGTTCCCATGTCTTGTCAGTGTACAAAACACCTGTAATACTAACGTCGGGGTGCGGCCAATCTGTGTGAAAGTCGCCATCTAAACCAAATGTGTTTGCACTTGCCATTGAACGTACTAGTAAATAATCGTCTGGCAAAAGATCCTGAAAACGTTCTGTAATTGTTTTAGCAATAGCTGGACAAGTATCTACAAAATCCATGGTTTTAATATTATAGTAATTTTGGAACCACATTGGGTAGTTTGGTTCAATGGTATCATCACTTACTTGTCCAAATCTCCATCTAGATTGGTATATACAATCTGTTAGTACATCAGCATGTTCTATACTAGTTATAAAATCTGTATATTCTTTAAAGATCATTGTTGCCACCACCCTTCGTGCGGAAAGACAATCCAACTTGGATCTTCTTCTTTGTTAATTTCAGTTCCAAAGTACTGTATTTCTGCGCTGCTGGGAAGATTGTCCATTAAGCAGGCAAAGCGAACATTATTGCCCCAGACATCTGGACTTATTGATCTTGTTGGATGAGTTGATAACTTCCAGTCTTTTTTAATCCAATTTATAGTTTCTCCTGTATCATTAATATCATCAACAATAAGAATATTTTTCTTAAAGTTATAAGCATTATTTGCCATCCAGGAATTACTTTCAGGCTCGTCATCGGAATCACGTAACCTAACGTCTAGTGTGTGCATTTTAGTGTTTAAGTAATGGCTGAGCATTACTGCTGGGATTAACCCACCACGAGTAATACCTACGATATAATCAGGACGCCAGTTGCCAGCATAAATTTGTCTAACAATCTCCAAGCAATATTGCTTTATGTCATTATGTGTTAAGTATCTTTTTTTGGTCATCGTAAAGTCTCTTTCTCCAAGTAAAATATGTTTTGTTATCCATCCAATTGCCGTTTACAATAAATCCCCAATCACGTAATTTGGGTCCTGGGATAAACAATGTCCACGCTTTAATTCCGTGTGCAAGTTCAATTCTATGTAAACTCTTGGGTAATGAAAATCTAAAATGTCCAGGTCCACGCCAGAAACGTCCTTTTGGTGTGGTTTCCCAATAACCACCTTTAAGTATAAGTGTAAAATATGGCCAGGGGTGATCATGTAGTTCGTCTGGGTCTCCCTGATAAAACTTGTGTATAAAGATATTAAATGGAAACCATTTGCGATCTTTTAAGAAAGGATAATACCTAACAAGGTAAGGTTGTTGTCCTACTCTGTCAAGTATTATTCTTTTTCTAATCTTAAGAAATTTCATATTCATAATTGTCTGTTGTTAAATTTTCCCGAAGTGTAAAAGCGCCATTTCTTAAATGGAATTTTTTTGCTATTGCTGTTTTTGGACTAAGTGTGACTAACCGGCTGACTCTTGTTTGGCCTTGGAGGCTTCTTATTAAGTCTATTATTAGGTTTCGTCCTGCACCTATTTTTTTACTCCAAACTGTGTATGCTACTGCTATACTACCATGTTGTCCGTCTTGATGCGCTGCTTGACTTAAATAGTCTAGTTCTTTAACATTGGTTGGTATCGCATTGCAGTAAGCTACACATACCGCCGCTTTATACTCTCCGTCTAGAACTAGTGCCCAAATCTGACGTCCTTTTGTTAATCTAAAATCTAGCGTTAACTCAGGACGTACTGGATCATCTTCGGTGTTTAGTTGAAGTTTCTTATAATTATCGAAAGTGATCTGCACTAGTTCCATCTTAACGCTTCCTTTAGAATTTCCAGTTAAACTTGACACCTAAGCTCGTCTGGTCGTTGCCTTGTGTACCTGCGACATTTAAGCGATGCTCACCATATCCTGCCATGCTAAACTGCTCATCTACCTTATATTGTACAAAAAGACCTAGGTCATGTTCAATAACTTTCGTACTGGCATCAGCACTTCCTTCATTAAACTTTACTTGACCGTCAACAGTACGCCCTACTGGGACCTTGTAGTGCATATTGCCGCTCATGATATTTAGCGGTTGGCTATAGCTGGCTCCCATTAACCATCCTTGTGCTGGTTTTACCCCGCCACCAACTGCAAAACTTCTGCTTACTAGTGTGTCGTAACCTGTAATTAGACTAAAGTCTTTACTAGCTTCAACATCCGTCATACCTAGCTGAAAGTTACCAAAGCCAAACACTTTATCTGAGAAGTTGTGTTTAACACTGAGGCTTGCATAGCTTGTTGTGTGATTCTTACCAACACCCATATACCCTTCTTGCACGTTATTAAGGAACTTGCCAGTTTCTTTAACAAACCCTAGTCCGAAGTCTACTTTAGTATTTTCGTCTTTATGGATTGCATAACCTAGCTTTGCTAGGTAATCACCACTAACGTCAGAGTTTGTTTTAAGGCTACCAGTGAATCCCATAATCTCTGGGATATCAAGATTTTGGTTACCTACTGCTAAGTTAGCATATGCATCGTAGTTTCCTGCATCAGCATTAGCACCGCTAAATGCCATCATTTCTACGAAACTACCAGGGCGAGTGTCAACCGCTTGCGTATTGTCTAGATTAATTGAATAATCACGCTCAAAGTCATCCAGAACCATTACATTACTCAATGCTGCAAACGCTTGCTTGTTGACGTTACCAACAGCCGCTCCGCCACTTAGGTTTGCGATGTTGCTAATGCCACCACTTGTACGCCCGCTAGTTGGGATACCCACCGCACCTACTGGCTGTGTAGCACGATCCAAGTCCAACAAGCCACTGCC